TTCAGCTAACTTAAGCGGTGATTTTGAAGTACTGACTGACAGTTCTTCATTGACACCTGGCAAAATCACTGCCAACAAACAAGTTGGTGTTGTTTTGCACCGTGGCCGTGCATTTGAATCACGCGACTTAGCTGCATTAGCTGCTGGCGCTGATCCTATGGCTGCTATCGCTACTAAGGTTGCTAGCTATGTAGCTAACCAACGTCAAAAAGATCTAATTAAATGCCTTGAAGGTGTATTTGGCGGCTTGACCTCCAACACCGGCGCTGCATTTATTGATTTGTCTTTTGATAAGACTGGCCAAACAGCACTTGGCCCACGTCAAGTAGCTAAAGCCCGTGCATTGCTAGGTGATCAAGGCGACAAACTAACTGCTGTTGCTATGCACTCTGCTGTTTATTACGATTTAGTTGAGCGGAAATCAGTAGATTATATAACAAATAATGAGGCACGTCTAAGCACTGCTGCGACTGGTGCTAGCACCATTAACGCAATTGCTGGTTCTATTGCATCTGCTTATGCCGGTGACAATTCAGTTCCAACATTTATGGGCTTGCGCGTCATCGTTAGTGATGACTTAGCACCTACTAGCACCAACTATCCTGTTTATTTCTTCACCGCAGGCGCTATCGCTTCTGGTGAGCAAATGGCATTGCGCACTGAAACTGACCGTGACATCCTCGCTAAGAGTGATGCCATGGCAATTGATTTGCACTACTGCTACCACCCAATCGGGGCTAAGTGGGGAACTACCGTAAACCCAACTCAGGCTCAACTTGCCACTATTGGCAACTGGACCAAAGTGTATGAAACCAAGAATATTGGTATTGTACGCGCTACTTGTACCTCTAACTACTAATAGTCATGGCAAGTATCTTTGAGCTTGGCGACATTCCAGGTGGCCTTCTGCCTGGGCAAATGGGTTTAGCAGCTCCTACTGCTACCGCAACCCTGTCTACTGCTAACAGCTACAACGTCATCATCCGTGGCGTTCCTACTGCTGCTGCTACGTATACCACAGCTACGGCTGCGGCGATTGTGGCTGCTATCGGCGGCGACTGCGCTATTGGCACCACTTTTATGGTGGTTGTTATTAACGCATCGGCTGGCGCTTATACCATCACTATTGCTGGTGGTACTGACGTAACTGTTAGCGGTGTAGCAACTGTTGCGCAGAGTGCTTCCAAGGTATTCCTTGGCCGTGTTACTGCTGTAGCTGCTGGTTCTGAAGCCATTACTTTGTATGGCTTAGGTTCTACTGCTTCTGCTGCTGCTTAATTATGGGCATGTTCGCTTTTCGGCGAATGCGTGAACGTGAGGCTGCTTCTACGGAAGTGGCCTCATTTCCTATTGTGGAGCCTAAACTAGAACTACCGGAACAACCTAATGGCAATCACGATCGTAGCGACAGCAGGCGGCGCAAGCTCAAACAGCTACCTAACGCTGGCTGATGCGCAGTTGATTGTTGATGGTTTTGTGCAGGATGCTGATATAACCGCATGGGCAACAGCTACTACTGACCAAAAAAACAGAGCATTATTTACGGCTACACAAAGGCTAGACCGCGAGCGATTTATTGGCGCTAGGTCTACTGATACGCAGGCATTACAATGGCCGCGTACTGGTGTACGTAAACCTGATACATACATTAATACATACGCTACGGGCTTCCCATTTCGTATTAGCACTGATTATTTTACGGATGTTGAGATACCGCAGCAGATCCAATATGCACAGGTAGTGCTGGCGGTTTATTTGCATAACAACCCTGATGGCATTGGGTTAAGTGGGCTAGAAGATTTTAAGAATGTTCAAATCGGTAGCCTTAACGTGACGCCTAACCTTGGCTATGGTGCTGTTGGTGCAGATAAAATCCCGCCAATAGTGGAAAGATACCTAACAGGGATTAGAATAAGCGGACCAGGCAATTTCTCCATCAAACGATCATGAGCGAGTATCCCGGCGCTGAGTTCATTGATGATACGGCTGCCCATACCGGCAGGTTTGGCGAAATTGTGGCATTAGAGGATTCAGTGATAGCAAGCCTAACGGCTTTGGATTATACCGGTAATTCACTTACAGCCATCCCGATCAAGGCATCTTGTGAGATGTGCGGCGTGTTTACTAGCATCACATTAACTAGCGGCACCGTCGTGGCGTATAAGATATGAGCTTTAAAGGGCACCAAGGCGGCGATGTTGACTACACGCTCGGCGGTGAGGTCATTACTGACACGGTTGCGCATACTGGCAGGTTTAACCATATTGATTTCTACGAAAACACGCATATTGATACGATCGTTAGCACTAACATGACGGGCAATAGTCTTAATGGCGAATCATTCCCGGCTGGCTATGAATTGCGAGGTGTATTTACTAGCATTAAATTGCAAACCGGCGCTTGCATTGCGTATAAGATATGAGTTTAGCTAATCCGCTACGTAAGGTTGCCTCAAAGCTGATGGCTAAGTTCGGCGGTGTTGCTACTATCCGCCGGATTACGATGGGCGCTTATGACCCTGCTACTGGCACAGCGGCTGAAACTGCTGCTGACACGGTTGTGCGTGGTGTGTTGGAAGATGTAAACGTGCGCGAGGTGAATGATCTAATTCAAGCTGGCGATAAGCGGTTAACGATTGCAGCAGCAGACGTTGCAAATGCACCGATCACAGCAGATAAAGTGCTAATCGCATCAGTAGTGCATCAGGTTATTAGCGTTGCAACAACTGAGCAAGACAATACTGCGATAACCTATGAGTTAATTTTGAGGGCATAATGGCACGACGTATTCCCCTTGCAAAGATCGGTGATTACTCTAGAGAGAAATACGAAAAGCTATTGCGTTATGTGGTGTTTGAAACAGATAAGCAATTAAAAGAAGGCAGCCCAGTTGATACTGGTAGATTGCGCCTTTCATGGTCAATTAGTGAGAATGACGCTCCTGGCTATGACCCTGGCCCGCAATCTGCTATTTCAGGTATTACACCACCACGAAGATTAAATTATGGCACTGAGCGTGCAGGTAATGTTTACCATATCCATACCAACATAGAATATGCTTTACCCGTACTTTATGGCGAAAATTTACCGTCATCATGGAATGGCAGTTGGAGATCAAAAAATAATCAGATTGTAAAAGGTTATCCTGATTTGGTAGCGCGTAACATGACAGGATGGGTTAAACGCGTAGCAGATCAAATCGGAAGGCAAGACTAATGGCGGCTGCTAACCTCAACACTATCCGCGCCACGATTGAGCAATTGCTGGCGGATGAATTTAATAGTTTATTTAATGCTATCCCTAGCCTTGATGCAATCGTAAGCCTTGATGACCCAAACGACCCAGGGTTAGCAATTGTTTATCCGGTAGTTTTTAATAATGTGCCATATGCGCCAACACCTAATAGCACATGGATTCAATGCCAATTAAATTTCAGCAATAATAACTATCTAACGATGGGCGGCACTACTGGCGTTAGTAATAGCATCATCGGCATTATTTTGGTAAATATATTTACGCCAAAAGGCGCTGGTGCTGGCGCTAATTTTGCAATTGGCAAGCGTGTTCGGGATGTCTATAATAGAAGCACGGTATCGGGAGTTATTTTCGATGCACCAACCGGCCCAGAGGTAATGGCACCACCATCTCCCGAAGGGTATTTTCAAACACAGGTTAGACTAACCTTTGAAACCTTCGAGGATCTTTAGCTATGGCTTTTTTCCGCGGTGAACAGGGATCTGTCAAATTTGACGATGCCGGTTCCTCTCCTGCTGCAATTACCTCTACACGGTCATGGTCGATGACTGTAGAGAAAGACGTGCTTGAAACCACAGCACTTGGTAACACATACAAAGCTAATGTGGGCGGCTTGATTGCTGGTTCTGGTACTGTTGAGGTGCTTTATACCGCAAGTAGCGCCGATGAGACTAACGTCTTTATTGAAGCGGCTAATACCGCTACAGATGCAGGCATTGCGTCATTTGAATTATTCCTAGATACAACCGGCACCAAAAAGATTACTTTTGTTGGCTTGATTACTTCTGCTGAATATTCAGCTACAGTAGGGGAACTTGAAGTTATCACTTGTAACTTTGTTACGAGTGGTACAATCACTCTGAGCATTTAACCATGGCCTTTTTTCGCGGCGAGCAAGGTACAGTCTTTTTTGATAAAGACGACAGCAGCCTCATGTCTGAAGTTGCTGCTGTACGGTCATGGTCGATGACTGTAGAAAAGGATGTACTTGAGACTACATCTCAAGGTGCAACCCATAAGGGGAATATTGGCGGTTTGATCGCAGGCACCGGCAGCATGGAGCTAATGTATGACGCACCAAGTGCAGGCGATAAGCTTGATTTGATCAAAGATGTTAATACTGCTACCGATGCAGGTAACGCATCAGTAGAGCTGTATCTTGACGAATCAGGCGGCAAAAAAATTGTCGGCTCGATTGTTATTACTTCTACCGAATATAGTGCTACTGTAGGAGAGCTTGAAGTGGTGACCGTAAGCTTCACCATGAATGGATCTATCACCCTCAGCATCTGATACTAATGGCATCCACACCACGCAGCGTTGACATCCTTACTGGCGCATTTGATCTAAACCAAAGGCGCCGGTTTGATGTAAAAAATAATGATGGCGCAAAAGTGCTGTCTTTATTTTTTAAGCCGATTACAAGAGCAGATCGTAAACGTGCAACTAACTTAGCCAATTCTGAAGAGGCGCTAGAGGTTAGCACCCAAATGCTATGTCTGGTTGCTGAATTAGAAGATGGCACCAAAGCATTTGCTGCGGCAGATGCAGCTAAACTACAACGTGAATTGCCAGAAAGTGTGCTTAATGATATAGAATTATTTCTCTTTGGAATAGGTGAAGCCGGAACGATTGAAGAAGCAAAAAAAGATTAGAGGCTGACAACTGGCTTTATTTTGAATTTTTCTTAGCAACGGAACTAGGGAAAACAGTTAGCCAGTTGCGGCAAGAATTAACAGATGCAGAATTTGTACATTTTGCTGCATATTATGAGTTAAAAGGTAAGCGCGAACGTGAAGAGATGGATAAAGCAAAAAACCGGCGCTAGACTGCATACGTAGGAAGTCGCTGCTATGGCTGTTGCTGTTGTCGATGTTCAGGTAAAAAGCAGTGGCGCGACGCAGCAGCTACGTGCAGTGCAGCAAGGCGCACAGGCAACGAGTCAGGCAGTTGACAAATTAAACGCAACTACAGCAGCAGCAAGCGCAAAAATGCGCGGACTAAGTAGCGCTGTAGCAGGATTTCAAGGAGCCTTGGCTTCTGCTGCACCAGTGTTGGCACTTGCGGCTGGTATCGCAGCAGCAGCAAACGCGGCGCTTAAGTTCTCAAATGAAATAGATAGAAACCGCCAGCAACTTACATTATTTACTAAAGATGTTAGAGATACTAATCAAATTATTGCGCAATTAAAAGTTACAGCAGATGCTACAAGCCTTGGATTGCCTGGCCTACTTGAAGCTACCAAAACACTTGCTGCCTATGGTGTATCAGCAAAAAACGCTGGCACTGCAACAAAAATGCTAGGAGATTTAGCTCTTGGCGATAGCGAAAAACTACAAAGGTTTGCAGTTAACTTGGGCCAAATTGGCAGCATTGGTAAAGCATATACGGTTGATTTAAAACAGTTTGCAATGGCGGGCATACCGATATTTGAAGCGTTATCAAAAGTAATGGGCAAAAGTACCAGCGAGGTGTTGCGGTTAGCAGAGCAAGGCCAAGTCACATATCCAATTGTTGTGAAAGCAATTGCAGAATTAACAAAAGAAGGAGCATCATTTTATAACGGCGCAGAAAAAGGCGGCACTGATTTAGATAGGTCACTAAATCAATTAACAGGATCATTTGAAAATTTACAAACAATTGTAGGGACTGCTGTTGGGCCAACAGTGGTTGCAGCGGTTTTGTTGATTAAAGATGCACTTGATGGCGTTTTGTTAGTGGTTAAATATTTATCTAATGAATTTGAATATTTTAATGGTTTAGTTGGCAAAAGTGATTTTGGGCGCGCTATAATCAATGAGTTAAAATTTGTTGCAAAATATTTACAACAAAATCCAAGTTTAATGATGGCATTAAACCCATCTACAAAATTATTAGGCCCAGTTGGAGAAATTATTGGCCCATTAGCGCAACTGGCTAAAGCTAATAAGAAAGAAATAAGTGGTATAACTAGCAATAACGAAGAATCAGCAAGGCAGAAATATTTAGCTGATATTGCTAAGAAAAATTTAGCGGATGTGCTTGCTGATAAATTAAAAAAAGAAACAGAAATAAATGAAAAAATTGCTAAGATAAATAAAAACACTGAGTTGCAATTAAAAGATAATCGCTTGCAGTATGAACAACAAATTGCTGATTTTAGGGTATCTACGTTACGCCGTATTGCTGATATGGAGCGCGATCTTGAAGATCAGCGCGTTAAAGCTAATTTTGATTTGCAGCAAGCGCAATTAAAACTTGCAGGAAAAGCACAATACGGTAAAGATACTTCTGCAATGATTGCAGCAGCAGCAACTGGTCAAGACACTACAATGTTGGCCGCTGCACGCGATAGTGCTAAAACGTTAAACGATGCTGCTGTAACTAGAAGACAGATTGAATTTGATTCAACAATGAAAAAAATTCAATTAGAGCGTACATTAACAGATTTTAAACGTGGCATTGAGCGTGAAATTGGCGAGATGCAAAAAAGTTATGCACGACAAACAAGCGATATATTAACAAAAGCTGGCACAAATATACAATCTGCAATGATTGCAGGAGCGAAAGAAGTAGAGGCGATAATGATGCGTATAACGACAGGCAAAACACCGCCTGCTGCTCCGCCATTGCCAGCAGCAGCACGACCGACGAACCAACAAGCCAATAGTGCTGCTGCTGGGGTAGGTATTATAATTACTTCCGAAATGACGCGACCTCGGCCTTTAGATGCTGCAACTAGAGCTGGGATGCAAGGACTTCCTGGTTCGCGTGCAATGCAAGTTGATGCTGCAAATAGCATCAAGCCATTTTCGCCAGCGACAGCAAAACTAGAACAGCAAACAAATGACCTTAAACGCCAAGAAACACAAGCAGCAATTACTCAAATATTAGACCAGCAAGTTACTAAAACAAATGAATTGAAAGATGCAACATTTCAAGCAATGCAACAATCAACCGCAGATTTAGTAATAGCACAACAGAAAAATCAAATAGACCAAAAGACGTTAGATTTAATTATTAGCGGCACCAATCCGGCACTAGCTGCACAGTTCGCACAAAATCAACAACTTGTAGCACAAAATACATTAAAACTTGAAGCTCAACGGGAGTCAGTGCAAAAAACATTAGAAGAAAAAGATTTAACCGCTGCGGAAGTTATAGAACGGCAAAAACTTGTTTTATTATTAGACGAACAAATAAATAAAAGCCCACAGATATTAGAAAGCTTAAACCAACATGCTATCAAACAAAAACAAATAACTGATGCAACGCAAGCAACCATAAAAGCTGCTGATGATCTAAAAGCACTTTATGGCGATATTGGTATGACTATAAAATCTGGTGTTATTGAGGCAATACAAGGTACAATTGATGGCACTAAAAGATTGCAAGATGTAGCACTTAGCCTCTTAGATAAGATTGCTAATAAATTGTTAGATGTTGCTACAAATTTTGCGTTATTTGGCACCATGAGCGGCACCGGCACCGGCGGTGGATTGCTAGGTGGATTGATCCCTAAAGCCAAAGGCGGTAGCGTTAGCGGCGGCACGCCGTACCTTGTAGGTGAACGTGGACCTGAGTTGTTTATGCCAGGTCGTAGTGGCGGTATAGCACCAGCAGGTTCATTTGGCGGCGGCACTAATGTAGTAGTTAATGTAGATGCAACCGGTAGCAACGTGCAAGGCGATGATCAAAGCAGTAAGCAAC